GTATGATAAATGTGAAGACGTTCAGAACCAGGAGTATCATCTACTTCGATAATGTGACCGGATTCAGTCTGTGTTACTTTATTGTAAGGATAAGCACCTCGGAAGGCTGATTCGGGCTCGTCCCATGCCTCACCACCAGGTAACTTAGCACCCTTCATTCTATTTTTATTCTTTTCAGTAACAATAGTTCCCCTGGCATCACCTTGGGCTAGTTTATTTGTTTCTGAAATACCCGCGTACTCTTTAGTAGGGTAGTTAGCATTAGGATCTGTAAACCCTTTATCCAGTACTTCTAACTTCTCTTTGTTCTCAGTAGAGTTAATATCAAACTTTTTTGCTTCTTCTAGAGCAGAATTAGCAGTTGAAGAGGCAAAGATTTCATCTGTTTTTGCTAATGCCTCTTCTGGTGATAACGTACTATACAATGTCTCAATATTTGTTGTAGTTGCTTTAGGTTTTTGACCTCTACCAAATATCGAGTCTGCAAACCCGCTGACTGCTGTAGTAATGGTTTTACCGACCGCCGGCGTAATACCCTGAACTAAACTTGCCGCTAATGCATCGAAATTAATAATACCTAACTTGTCGGTAGGTAGAGCTAGCCTTAACTGTGATTGTAATTTTGTTACAAGTTTATCAGTTGTTTGCATTAACAACTGTTGTTGAATAATACCGTCAATATTGTTACTAATTGTAGTAGGACTATTATTGCTGTTAGTAATATCAACAGGGTTAATAGGTCCAATAATATTCTGTGGAATATCTGTCAACTGTTTATTAGATGCCTGGGTAACTTGTTTAACAATGTCCACAGCACCAACTTCTGCAACCCTTGAGATTACAGCTCTTAAAATTGGATTAGGGATGTTAAGGTTGAGCGCAATAATCTTATTAAAGATATTGTTCTCTAAAACACCCTGAATTTGTTTTGTAATTAATGGATCCATTATTTAATTAACTTTAGCAATGCTGTTTTTTCTGATTGATAGCGAGACTTAACGCCTGCACGAATTGATTCTGAGCTAGATTTAAACAATGTATCAACATTATTAATTTTCCATTCACTAACTAATGTAACAATATCTTTATCAGTCAATGTACTTTTATCTCTTAGTGCTTCTGTAAATGCTTTAACATTAGCAGGACCAAATTGAACAGCACCAGACCAAATTAAGTCTTGAACTGCAGGTCCATACTTTGTCATATCTAAACCTTGACGTTGCAGGTTAGCCATTGCAACATCGTAGTATTTCTTTTTAACGTACTCATGTTGCTCGTTTTTAAAATCTGCTTTATATGTGGTAGCAATTTCTGTCCACTTAGCATCAAAGGCAGAGGTACCTGGTTCAAGGTTTGCAAACTTATCTTTAAACTTTGAATTATTTAAAAACTGAATAACAGGAGAATTTTTTGATGAAGGTCTTGCTTTACCGGTTGACATAACGGCTGGAAGATATGAAGCTAACTGGTAAGTACCATAAGATGCACCACCTAGATCGCCTCCTGCTGCTCCATTATATGGATTAATTGTACCAGGCCCCTTACCACCAGATTCATATTTTTCTGATGTCTGACCTAACTCCCAACCTTCAACAGACGGGGTACCAGCTTTAACTGGTTCCCCTTGACCATCGACTACTACATTACCTGAACCATCTTTAAGTATACCATCACTTGGATTAGATACTTGAGGTTTATCTTCTTGTACTTTAAATGCTTTTTTAGCCGCTTTGGTAGCAATGGTACCAAAAATGGCAGGCTGTTGCATATCTTCCCCGTCTAAGAAGAAGCCAATAACCCAGGTACCCTCAACTGGACCTAGAGGTGAGGAACCAATCCCAGAGATCGCAGCTGAGGTGATTGGTTGAATAGGTGTAGCCCAAGGAAGGTCTTTTGTAGGTAAAATTAACTTACTATCAGTATGATAGCCAAAGATACGTACTCTACATCTTCCCATTTTTTCAGGGTCCATGCGATCCTCTACTACTCCAATCCACCAATTAAACCCATCTTTGTTAAAAATTTTCTGCATAATTAAGCCCTGCTATCACTTTCTTTATCAACATATAACGAATCTTTAATTACTTCCATAATCATTTCATGTTCCATTTTGGTAACTCTATGATGAATAGCAGAAATTAAATAATAACCTGAATATAATTTGTCTTGTGCAGAAGATTCTGTATCTCCTTCCGCTTTTGCGCCCATTGATGGGTATTCAAAATAGATAAGTCTTCCAACTTCTGCATCTGTTCTACCTGGTACTGTCATATTCATTTTAATGTTAGTAAGTTCCAACATACTGGATAACCGATTACCATGTATTTCACCCATCTTCTCATTAATATTGTCTTGGTAATTATCAAACAATTTAGGATTTTTTGGATAAAAACTAATATTAGTTGCAAAGTTTTTAAACGTATCTTTATTAAAAATAGGTTTAGCATCCGTACCCTTACCAGAAGAGTGATATTGTTTTTCGTAGTTTACTGTATGATCGTAGTCAATTAATTGATATTCTTTACTAAAGACATCCAAATATATTAACCGGTTCGCAAGATAACCATTAGTATAGTTTTTAATATAGTCAGTTGTTTCAACCATCTCTACATCTTTGGCTAAAACCATTTCTCTTGCAACGTTTTGCGAACTCTTATCTTCTCGAATATTTGATGCTGCTATTAAATACCTGGCAAGATAATTTTTATTTTCATGAGCGTCTTTAAATAGATTCTCAAGGGTACCAAAATAAAAACTTTTATTGGATTCAAAAAAGATAAAGTTTTTAGCTGTACCGTCTTTTGGTATTGCTTTAGAGGCTAACCAGTTAATACATTTAAGTGGAGACCAGCCAGGAGATATAAATTTAACTTTGTTTGATGATTCATTAATAATAATTAAATCAGTACCTTTTGGATTTTCTTTAACAGTATTGTCCGACTCAGAAATGTTAAAATTACGAGATGTAGCTATAAAATCAGAAAAGATTCTACCAGCAACATCCGTAACTATACCTTCAAAAGGTGCAAATAATGGTAAGCTAACATCATAAAAGAATTCTACTGATATAAAATGTAATACAAAATTTTGCGTATTCTTATCTCTAACAATAGTTCTATCTGATAATTTGTAAACTCTAAATGTTTTTTCAATAACTTGATCATCTGGAAATGACGGTGTTCTTAATTTTACATTTAAAAACTCTTCACCGTGAATATTAAACTTATCAATAAGGTTTCTACTATCAGTTATTACTAAGTTACCATGAAGGTAACTGTTAAAAAGATCTTCGTAAAGATTTAACTCAACAACAAACTCAGATAGGTCAATAACCTCATCACTCGCGTTAATGAGTTTAAGTTGCTCAATCCGTACCTCACCTGCCCGCTGAAGACCTTGTTCACCAATCATTATTAACCCAGCTTCTTTTTAAAGTCATTTATCACTGCGTCTACATAAGAAGCTTTTAATATCTTAATTCTACGTTTTGTTTCATTAACAGTATCTTCATATTCATAATTTGTTACCGGTATACCTGTAATTGTATTTGTAGCTGTAATAGTAGAATTACTTGTAGTATTGGACACATCTGTAATTGTATCACCAGTTACAAAACCACCCGCTGTAACTGTTACGAAAATATTAGATGAATTGATTTTTGATGTAACATATCCAATACCTGTACCGTTAAGATTTGTAATTACATTACCGACATTAAGGTAGCTTACATTAGCATTAATTATTACGTTACCATTTATAGTAGCTAAATTTGCATCCTCGTAATGATGAACCCCGTTTGGATTATTATACTTACCGTTAATATATCTTGTTAGATTGTTTGTATCTAAAGGCCAATCAAATCTTGGATCTATAATATCATTATAATGTAGTATAAGCCAATGCAGTTGAGAATTACTATAAAATTTATCCGCAACTAGTTCAGGAGTTTCTCCGTCTTTAATATCATACTCATCATATAAACCTAAGTTGCTTTTTACTTCATCTGATAAAGTTACACGTGATGTAATGTTTGTAACGACTTGAACGGTGCTCGCATCGTCTAGTGAGTAATAGGTATAAGGAAAGCTTTTAAAATACATTAGTATCCTTCCGTAATCATTTTCTTAGTAAGAATTTCAAGCTCACGGAATGTTAAAGACATATTTATTTCTGTTGGTGAACCATCTCTAAAAGAAGAAAACTGTTCTCCGCCATAGCTCACATCCATTGACTCAAGAGCGCATGTTGCAAATTTATGGAAATAACCGTTTTCTTCACTTCCATAATAATATGTTATATCAAATTCAGAAGGGTATATAAAAAAGAACTTACCATCTGACATTTCTGGATGCATGTGAAATTTAAATGTGTTTATAATATTAAACACCGCGTCTGATTCAGCTTTGTTTTTAGGAAAAAATTTATATTTAAAAGCAAATGATCTAAAATCAACTGATTCAAAGACAGTTTATTTAAATGGATTTAAAGAGGTACCAGATGCGGCAGACATGGCAGAAGCAACATCTGCTGCTCCCATTGCACCTGGTAACTTAGCTAAAGATGCTCCCATTGCAGCTCCTGCTTCACCCCCAAGACCTTTAACATTATCTAACACACCTCCACTCAATGCACCTAATAAAGTACCAAGTTCTTTATTTGCGTAATTCATGCTATATTTAACGGTTGGTGGGCCATCAACGTGTAATGCAATTGCATCAGAAATTCTGTAAGTTGTATCTTTTTCTAATAAGTCAGATTTAGCCATTGCAGTTCCAATGACTGCTGCTCCCGCTATACCAAATGCCGTCCCTGCTTTTTGTGCAATTGCATCTACACCGGCTCCTGTTTTTCCGGCAACCTTTGCAGCACCTGAAACAAGGGACGATACGGCGACACCAACAGCCGTACCAGCTGCTACACCACCAGCAGCAACTGCTAATGTTTTAATTGAATTACTGCCAAGTTGGTCTTTTGTTAAATTTGCAGAATTTGGATTTCGTTTAGCTTCAAATAATACTTTATTATCATTAAATTTAGACTTGCCTCTAATATTAATATTAAAAAGGACATAATGCTTAAGGTTATCTGCCGTTTGAAGATCAGAAGGATATTGGGTAATATTTACTTTAAATTTATTTTTATCTATTTTTCCAGCCGAAGGAATAGATTGTTTATAAGCATCCAAAGCTTTTTGTTGGCGTTCTTTTATATCTGCTGCCATGGGGTTTCCATAAATAGTTGGATTATATTATATTTATCCCATTATGTACAAAGCAACTTACAAAGGCCGTTACAGGGTAGTCAACCCCTCCAAGTATAGAGGTGACATTCACGATGTCATTTATAGATCGTCTTGGGAATTAAAATTCATGAAATGGTGCGATACTAACCCATCTGTACTAGAATGGGGATCGGAGACTATGATTATACCGTATAAGTCTCCAGTTGATAGCAAAGTACACCGGTACTTTGTAGATTTTTATATTCGGGTTAAGGATAGGCACAATGCTATTACCAAATATCTAATAGAGATTAAACCTGAAAAGTTCACAAAACCTCCAGATATCCCAAAACGTCAAACCAAACGATTTATTGACGAGGTTTTTCAATACGGTGTTAATCAATCAAAGTGGAAAGCTGCTAATGAGTACTGTGTTGATAGAGGTATGAAGTTCCTTGTTTTAACCGAAAAAGACCTTGGGTTATAACGGATAAATATAATTATGGATACTAGTAATCCTTTTCAAGATATCAGAATGAAAGCTGGCGATACTAATCGCTCCTTTGACTGGTATCAGGTTCAAATTAAGAATCTTAAAAACGTCAGACCTAATAAGCTGATGACGAATGCTCCTGATTTGACGACTACTATTATGCCTGGTAATATGTATATGTTTTTTTATGATGCTAAGTTAAAAGACAAGTTACCTTATTGGGATATGTTTCCTTTGGTACTTCCTTTTAGAAAAGTTGAAGGCGGTTTTTATGGATTTAATTTACATTATTTACATTACCCTATACGATTTAAATTGCTCGGTGCTTTGCATGACTTAGCATACGATGATAAGGTTACTGAGAATACTAGACTACAGTTAAACTGGAGAATATTAAATTCTACTACCAGATTTAATCCTATTAAAGCTTGTGTGAAGCATTATCTTTATGACCAACTTCAATCTAGATTTATTAAGATACATTACCCCGATTGGGTTACTGCTTCACAATTACCTGTTGAAAGGTTTATTGGAGCAAACAAACAAGAGGTCTGGAGAGACTCGAGGAAAAAATTCTAATGGCAAAAGCTAACTTCAGTATAGAAGATTTCAGAAGTGCGATATTTAAAGATAGTCTCGCACGTACAAATCGCTTTGAGGTGCTTATTACTACTGCACCTAGAGCGTATAAGTTTAGAGAAAATACAAATTGGAATCTAAGTTTGTATTGTGAAATGGCCAGCTTACCCCCTATTAATATTTCTACGAAATCATTTAAAATATTCGGTCCAACCTATCAAAGACCTTATGCAGCTGAATACGGGGGCGAAGGTATTTCCTTTACTTTCCATGTAGATAGAGATATGAAAGTAAAGACTTTTTTTGACGACTGGGCTGCTTTAGTTGTAGACCCAGTTACAGGTACGGTTGGATGGCAGGACGAGTATATTACTGATCTTTACATTAGACAGTTGGATGAGCAAGAAAATGTAACTTATGAAGTTAAACTACTCGAGGCTTTTCCTCGTAGTGTTAACTTATTAGAATTAAATAACTCTGCTCAAAATCAAACACATAGATTAAACGTTTTGTTTGGCTATAGAACATGGGAAAGTTTAACTCAATCAACAAGACGTTCTCCCATGGACATACCAAGACAAAGACAAGTACCTGAAATACCAGTCGTAGATACTAGGTTAAATAGTGCCCCAGCATTAAAAAATGTTTTACCGACTGGACAATACCAACCCGGAACAACAAATAGTGATATGGCCTTTGGAGTGAACGGGCTTTCCGGTTAATTTAAAATGAGGATATAAAATGGCTTTACCTAAACTGAATACCCCAACGTATGAATTGACGTTACCTTCAACGGGGGCAAAAGTAAAATATAGACCATTCTTAGTTAAAGAACATAAAGTTCTACTAACAATGGCTGAAGCGGAAGATAACGAAGTTGGAAGAATTGTTCGCGAGTTAGTAGATGTATGTACTTATAAAGCATTAGTTATTAATTCGTTACCGCATTTTGATATTGAGTATATCTTTATGCAATTAAGAGCCAGATCGATTGGTGAGGTGGTTGAGGTAATTATTAATTGTGAATGCGAAAATAAAATTGAGACGTCTTTCAATATTGAAAACTTACAAGTTGAAAGACCAGAAGGTCATTCTAATAAAATAATGGTAACTGATGATATAGGTGTTATGTTAAAGTATCCAAGTATCGATGAGGTATTTGCTGTATTTTCTGAAGAAGGTACGGATGATATTTTTAATTTAGTTATTAATAGTATAGTTGCAATTTATAATTCTGATGATTATTGGGAAGCTAAAGATCAGACGAAAGAAGAAATTGAAGAGTTTATATACTCTTTAACAAAGGAACAGTTTAGTAAGTTAGAAGTATTTTTTACATCTTCCCCAAAAATTGTACAAACTATTGAATGTGATTGTCCTGTGTGTGGAAAACATAATGTTTCCAGACTTGAAGGATTGCAGAATTTTTTCGTATAGCCCTTTCCTCGGATAATTTAGCGAATTATTTTACGCTAAATTTTTCCTTGATGCAACACCATAAGTATAGCTTAAGTGAAATTGAAAATATGGTGCCGTGGGAAAGGGAAATATACGTTTCATTATTAATTGATTATATTAAACAAGAAAACGAAAAGCTGAGAATGCTTCAACAAAATGCGAGGAACACATGACTAAAGTAAATAAAAAAGAAGAGAAAGTAGTTAAGAAAGCGGATGAAGATTGGATGACCAAGAAATGGCGTCCAATGATGGCTATGATGTACATGACGTGCTGTCTGTTTGACTTTGCTTTATTCCCTATTATGTTTACCGTTGTACAGTTCTGGGAAGTACAGGCTGCAAATGATGCATTCAGACAATGGGTTCCTATTACTCTCCAGGGCGGTGGTCTATTTCACGTAGCCATGGGTGGTGTACTAGGTGTTTCAGCTTACGGTCGTACACAAGAAAAAGTAGCAGGAGCTTCTAATGTCTCAACCAG